TTGCTCAACCAGAACCATAGAGTCCTTGTGACCCATCAAGCAGACACGAGCAATAGCAGAACCGCTAGTTGGGAAAGCGGCTGTAGCAGATGCTGAATCAGCGTTGCTGGAAGTGAACACAGGGATACCATACAGGTTACCGATTTCACCATTTTTGATAGCATCGCCATTACCGACAAATGCTTGTTCGGTGTAACGAGCCAGACCCATCAAAGTGTTGCGGCTTGAGGGAGGAATCAGGAAGAAACGATTGTCCATAGGAGTATCGTTGTCATCCAAACGCTGAATGGTGCGGCGAATAGCGGCATCAGTCAGAGCAGACGCATTACCAGTGTTGGTGTTTGCGGTGTAGTCAAAGGTAGTTGTACCATCACCACCGATGAAAGCAGAGCCATACTGAGCGCCAGTAGAACCGCCATTAGCTGTACGACCCAACTGAACCAAGTCAGTATCAACTTGGCGAGACAGGGCGTAACCAGCATCAGCAGTGTAAAACTGACGCATAGAGTTGAGTGCCTGTGCTTCGACAATATCTTCAATCAAGCGGCTATATTCATAGTGCTTGTTGATAGAGACTTGGACTTCAGACTCAGTTGCGGCAATCAAAGTGACCGCATCAGTAGCTGTTTTGGCAGAAGCAGAACCACGAGTAGGTGCAGGAATGTGAACGAGGTCACCTTTCTTGCCCTTGAAGTTCATCTTCATAACCAAGTTCGCAAGAACCAAGTTTTTCTTGTAAGCCGCAATAATTTCATCTGACCAAATTTCGGGGATGAATTTATCTGCGGTTGTTACTGTCACCGAATTGGTGGGGGAAAATGCTGTATTTGCCATGTTTGTATCTCCAAAAAATCAAAAGTTAGGTTATTTGACCCTACCCTCTTGATACGCTTGCATGATTTCTTCACTCAAGGCATCGTAGCGGTTTGGGTCAGTCATCTTCAGCCGAATAAGGTCTGCCCTGCGATAGACTCTCTTTCCAGACTCCCCACTGCCACCTACATCAACTGTTGCCGCTTTAAGGTTTGACTTGCGCTGAGTTTCCCCTGCTTCATTAGTCTGTTTAGCCTTAACGCCCTTCAACTGCTTATAGGTACTCAGCAATTCATTAGCACTGTCATAGTCAAACTCACCATCAGCTTTAGCGTACAAACCAATGCGAATAGGTGAAGATTTCACCCAATTTGCAAAGTCTGCATCTTGAACAATCTGACCAAAATCAGGGTGTTCTGCCGCTAACTTTTGCTGAATTTGCATCTTTTTGAACTCTTGACCAGCTTGTCTAGCCGCAAGTACATCAGGATGGTTATCAACAGTCTTACGAACCGCCGCCTGTGGATTCTCAAAGAAATCTACTTCAGGTTCTTCCTCTTTAATAGGTTGAGGTTTACCAGCAAGGTTTTGCTTAATGAGTTCGTCTGCTAATTTGCGTACTTCACCAACTTCTTGGGCTTGCTTTCCAATCAGCTTCTCAGCTTCTTGGTGCATTTTGATGATGTCTGACAACTCTTTGCCCCGATATTTGTCGGGAATGTCATTACTCATCGGCTCAATACTGGTTTCAAGTTTCTGCTTTTCAACAGTCTCTAACTCACCTAACATCTCATCTGGGTTATCTATCAACATATTTTTCCTTTTTCCTGCCACTTTTGGGTTCTAGGATACACAACGGCATAAATGCTTATGTTGCGGTTTTACGCTCTTGCACCAACTTATCACGATGTTTCTTGTCAAATTTCATCCATGAAGATGGAAAATGACCCGACCAACCTTCCAAGTTAATGCTTGGAGCAGAGATTGTGCGACTGGCTGTACCACCGCACTCACATTGAGTTTCCTGCGCCTCATAATCGCAGTACCTCTCAATTCTGTGTCCACTTTCGCAGACAAATTCATAAATTCTTTTCATTCAATTCCTCGTAGGCTCGTTCACTGACCTCTTTCAAGGTTTTCAGCCAAGTCAAGATGGAAAGTTCACCTTTTTTGAACATCAAGGTCTTTTCATCAGGAATAACGCTTAGATTATTGAGCGACTCTATCATATTGTCAATATCTATGCACAATTCCTTCCAGCCTTCCATCCCCATCATTTCAAATCGGGATTCGTAATACTTTTGTAGTTCTGGGGTCATGCTATCCCTAATGCTTGTTTGAGTTTTGCTAATTCTGCTGTATCGTTAAGAATCATGTCAGTTAACGATTGTGTTGATGTAGTTTCAGTTACCACAACTGGATTAGGATTTGTAAATGTTCCATTTGTATATACCCACCCAATGCTTGCTTGATCTGTTTGAATGGCAATATATCCATCTTCAAATCCAGCAGGAGGATTTGTAGGTTGTTCTTCATACTCAATCGTATTTACAACAATTCCATTTTTAATAATTGCATATCTTTCCATGTTCTACCCTTAGAAATATGCGGTAATATAAATTACGCCAGAGCCACCAGCCGCACCATTGGCAAAATTTGAACCTCCAGCGCCAGTACCACCAGAAGCGCCAGCACCTACAGCATACGAATAAGTTGCAGATGGTGAAGTAATGATGGCATCAATATACCCGCCAGCACCACCACCACCAGCGGCAAAACTTGAGGAAAAAGCCGCACCGCCACCACCTCCACCAGTATTTGCCCTTCCAGCTTGGGGTTGAGCATTTGGTTTTCCTGCATTGTCACCACCGCCATTACTACCATTTCCACCAAGGGCAGATGAGCCACCCATACCGCCAGCATAATTATTAGCCGCACCAGCAGGCGCACCACCACCATTACCACCCGCAATAGATAAACCTGAACCAACAGTAATAGTTGCAGAACCTCCAGTTCCACCACCGCCATTATTAGTTCCACCAGTACCACCATTACAAGTCAATGTACTTGTACCAAATGTAGTTGTACCACCTGTGCCGCCACTAGTTCCACTAGTACCAGACCCTGCCCCTCCGCCGCCGCCGCCAACCATGCGAATATGTAACCATCTAGCACCAGATGGAGTTGTATATGTTCCCGAACTGCTTGTATATACAGTTACTGATGGACTAGCACCTGTTGATGCGGCTGTTATCAAACCTTTTGCATTTACAGTTATAGATGACGCTACAAAAGAACCAACATTAGAGTTAACAGTTGCTAATGTTCCTGTACCAGTTACATTCCCAGAACCATTAAAAGAACCGCTCGTGTAAGTTAAATCACCAGTTATCGCAATAGTGCGACCTGTCGTTAAAGTTTCGGCACTACCCGTAGTATTCTGGTTCAGCGTAGGAATGTCAGCGGCAACAATAGCCCTGAATGTAGGTGCGCCAGAAGACCCATTAGGTGCGGCTAAAACAAAGTTTGCAGTCTTAGAAGCATAAGGGTTTTGAGTGTCTCCGTAGCTTGCCGCTAAAGATATTGCAGGAGTAGCACCACCGCTAGACGCAACAGGAGAAGTGCCAGTTACAGATGTAACAGTGCCTGTATACTGGTCATTAGAAGTGATAGTGAAGTTAGGATAAGTTCCACTGATTGATGTAGTTCCTGCACCTGTTAACGCAACAGTCTGGTCAGGAGCAGAATTGGTAATAGTGATAGAACCAGCGCCCTCTGTGATGCTGATACCAGTACCATCAGTTAGTGTGTTCTTTTCCCACAAAGATGTAGAAGCGTTATAGATCAACACTTGACCATTGCTAGGGGACTGAGCCGACACATTGTGCAACTCATCCATCTCATAGCCATTTTGCACCTTAACAAACAACTTACCCTGAGTTGGGTGAGCGTGTTCTACAACAGCCACATAAACAAGATGCTGTGGTGCATAAGGCTTGGTAGCAGTCAAAGTACCAGCAGTTGTAGGACTCAAATACAGTTGTTGTCCATCTGTAAAAGCTGATGTATTAATGTTGGTTATCAAACCAATGATAGTGACATAGCCATTTGAATTGTTGGCTAAATCAGCAGTCATCAAACCTAAAGTCTGGGCTGAATTTGTATCGTTGTTTGCTTGTGCTTTGGTTACAGTTGGATTTTGACCAGTTGCGCCATTGATATAAACAGCAGTACCCTTAGTAAGCGTTGCGCCAGTTGCATTACGAACCAAAACAATCACATTTGTCGTAGAACCAGATACAGCAACACTCAAATCAGCTACACCAGAGGCAGTTGATACTGTGACACTTCCATCAGTAGAAGTGATGCTACCAATAGCATTTACATCTGTATATGTAAGGGAAACTGCGCCTGTCTGACCATTAACGCTAGTAACCAAATTACTTTGGTCAATTTTCTGCCACACAGAACCATTAAACATCAACCAATCGCCTATCTGCCAGTCGGTTATACCATTGAGATTAGTAGAGCCAGCAGTAGCAACGATGTAATAGTAGCCGTTTACACCAACACTGCTTGTCAATGTCGGTGTATTAGTTGTTGCGTTCCAAGTGCCCTGATAACTCAAACCACCAGCAACAGAAGACCAAGAAAGAGCAGTTCCATTGGTAGTTAAGAACTTTCCTGAGTTACCTGTCTGACTAGGAATCAGATTGGTAATCTGAGTCTGTAAGGAAGCTAGAGTATCAAGTACAGACTGAGAAGTACCGCCACCATTAGTAATGACTTTGATGCGTTCAGCAAGATCAGGAGCAACAACCTCTCCAACATTAATCTCAATACCTGTAGACAGAGTAATGATAAGTGAACCATCAAAATCAATACGAGCATTGGAGACAGACACACCATCAACACCATCCACTCCATCACGCCCATCTTGACCACGCTCACCCCGATCACCTTTTGCTCCATCCCTGCCGTTTTTTCCGTCTTTTCCATCACGACCATCCTTACCATCAGCGCCATCTCTACCATCTTGAATAGATGCAACACGCTTTTCAATAGCATTGCCTACATCGTCATAGCGGGAACGAATGTCGGACTCAATCTTCTTGAGTGCTTGGACAACAAGATCAACATTCTCGCCAATCTTGCGCTTCTGAACTTCTTTGGCTTGAACAACAGACTGACGAACAGAATCCAAAACAGCCATCTGCTGTTCAGGAGTCATATTCTTGAGAATTAACTCTTTGGCTAGGCTTTCGACATCCATTATTGAGTACCAGTTTGGGCTGAATTTAACTGTTGGGTAAGTTGGTTCAAGAAGTCTTCTTCCATTCCTGAAATCTTATTGTTTTTCTCCGCCATCTGCAATTCAACAATCTTAGACTTGTTCTTGATGTCAGCTTCTTTCAACATCAACTCAGCAATCCTAACTCTCTTGTCAAATTCCCTAGAGGCTTGGTCATCTTCATTAGGCAGATTCTTTGTTATTGCCGCCATGTTCTTGGCTTGCACTTCTTGCGGCATTAATTGCGCCTCAACAGACAATTTCGTAGCTTCAGCACGATTTTGTTCTGCTTGAGTGGTATTCACAGCAATCTGAGCCTGCGCCGCTTGCATTGCCAACTCTTGTTGCATCTGCTCCATCTGTTGTTGTTGAGGATTAGGTTGCATCATCTCATCCAGCTTGGCAATCAACTCCATTCTGTTAGACAGACTGCTGTTTCCTACAATTCCTTTGAGCAAAATAGGCAAAACAGGGGTATTTGCACCCAAAGTCTGCAACAAGCCAATGAATTGCTGTTGCTCATACTCCCTAGCAATGATGCCAAGAGTAGCTGTAGGTATGAAATTCATGTCCACAGAGGGATAACGCTCTGGGTCAAACTGCATATAGCGGAAAGCCGCTTTTTTGATGAACGGAGCAAGGAAATCTTCTTGGAAATTTACCAAAGTACGCTTGTATTTCTTGATGATCGAGGCAACAGCCATCGACATACCACCACCATCACGGCTAGATTGTGAAACCATGCCGTTAGAGTCCAGCGTACCAGTAGCCTGAAGCAACATACGCTCAAAATCTTTGGCAGTTGCTAGGTTATTTGGGTCACTCTGACCAAACTTGAATGGATACAGAATCTCATTTGGGTTGCCATTAGTCAGAATAGCCTTACCAGCTTTAATCTCAAACTTCATGCCACGGGGCAAGCGTGTGGCATCCATAGCAACCATAGGGGCAGTGGTCAAAGCGAGTGAATCCAAGTGAGCCCGAGTCTGAGCATCAATAGCTTTCTGCATATTGAAGGCTTTTTCCACTGTACCTCGCCCCAATAAGCGGTTTGGAACTGTATCGTCTTGGTAAGACATTACAGGTCTATCTTTCATCATGTAGGGGTTTTCTTCAGCCTTGAGCAACAATCCATCGTTGGCAATCACGACAATGGCTTCAACCATATCTGTGTAGTCTTCTGCCGCTGAATTCTCAGGAAACAACTCAACAATGTCTTTGTTCTCTTCCATGTTGTTGAGGTATTCACGGGGAACTAACCCGTAGTACGTCAACAAAAGAACCTTTTCATCTTGGTACTGGCTAACCTCTTGGGTAGGCTCTAAGTCAGTATCTTCATAGGTGGGCGTGATATCTACCTTGCGGTAGATGCCTTTTTCAATACCAGCTACAACCTTGTGGATTGAGACGTATTTCTCAATAGCCACGCCCATGCAGTCATCAATAGATGTTCCATTAGGGTCAAACAAGAAGTTCTTAGGGTTGATAGGCATGATCTTCACGCCAATCCTGTCCTTCTCCATCACGCCAATAGCCGCTTGACCCATCTGATTAGGAATAGGCTGAGTCGATGGAATGTATTCTTTCTCGGTCTTGACGATGATCTCGCCAATACCTGTTCCATAGATTTCAGCCATCAACTCGATCTGGTCGATAGATTTCCTGATCTTGTCTTTCTTGAAGTCTTCCATCAACTGAGCCTTAATCATCTCAACATCAATGGGGTTTCCATTAACGTCTTGGATGTTGTCCTCAATATCAAAGAAGTCGCCCTGACCAAAGATAGCTTCCATGATCTCTGCATGGCGAGTCTCTACAGCTTGTTGGGTGGCAGGGGTAACGATTCGGCTACGCTCAGACTCACGGGTCTTATCTTCAGCCGCCCATTGACCACGGAAAATACGCTCGTATTCCAGCCAATCAGGAAGAAAGTTGGTATCTCTGTAGTCACGCCACTTAGTGCAGTGGCTAGTAACAAAATCAGTTAATTCTTCGTCAGCCTCGGTAGGCTGATAAAACTCGTTTTGTTCTAACTTGACTTCTTTGTCTGTTGCCATTTATATCCCCGAAATAATATCTAGAGGCTCCCACTCATCTTCTTGGTCATCAACAAAGTATGAGGTCACAGCCAGTTGGTCAATGTAGGAGAGAGCATCAGGTAAGTCATCGTGAACACCTTGGGCGGGGAACATCAAGAGTTGATCTTTGAATTCATCCCAATCTTCCTCAGAGTTCAGCACAATACGCCCATGCTCAAACCTTCCTTGGAGACTCCAGATAATTCTGTCAGTCTTTTTCCTGTTGCCATGCGTTAAGTCAACTATGTGGGAATATACATTATTTTTCCTCATTAGGTCACTCAAATAAGGCAAAACAGCGTTTTTTAACGCACCTCGCTCAATTCCAACACTCAAAGGTCGGTATTCCCGCATCTTTAGCAGAATCGTGGCGGCAGTCTCCCGAATATCCCAACGACCAAAAACAATCTCTTTGACAAACCATTTGCCATCATCAGTTACCTTGACTACAGCGATCGCAGTCTGATCTAGCCTTTTCTTCGAGTTAGCCGCCTGTCTAGCTACTTCCTCAAATCCAGCCAAGTCAACAGCTATGAAGTAAGAACCATACTCAGGTTCTTCCCCGTACTTAATCCATTCTTCTTTAAAGACATCAGAGCCAGCATTGTCGAAAGATGCCATATACTCTTGCTTGAAGGCGAACGAACTTAGGGTCTTCTTCGCACTCTCGATTTCACTAGGGTCGATTAAAGGGTTGTCTTTGGTGGTGAAATGCCAACTTTTCCAATCTTCGTCTTCTTCTGACATTCCAAGTTTAAAGATGTCATAGAAGAAATTGCGACCCTTGGGAGTGCCGATAAACATTGCTCTGCCCTTTTTGTCAGACAGAGAAGCACGAATAACCTGTTCCCATGCTTCGGGTTTGATGTCTGCAACCTCGTCAAGCACAGCATAGGTGAGCGACACTCCTCGCAAAGTATCTGGTCTATCAGCACCTCGGACATAAATCTTTGCTCCGTTTATCAAGGTAATGTCCATATTATTGATGTGGCTGGCTTGGATAACTTCCCGCCCCAACTCCATCAATACATCCCAAATAATCTGACGAGCCTGACCATTGGTAGGTGCAACATAAAGCACAGCAGACCCTGCACTACATTGCAATCCTTCAATCAATAGGGTAATGGCTGAGAGTCTTGACTTGCCGCAACGCCGCCCTGCCGCAATGACTTTGAACCTTGTTTTATCAGCAAAGACTTCTTGTTGCCAAGGCAGGAGGCTAAAGTTAAGGTCAGACATCTTTGCTTTCTATATCTTCAGCTTCTACTGTGTTTTCCCCAATGGAGACACCGCCAATGCCTGAAATTGTAATGTTTACAGCACTTCTCTGATTCTTTTCTTTTTCAAACAGAGTAACGGGAAGCATCCTATCCATACATAGCTTCAAAGCCGCCATCTGTGCAGGGTGGTCATCATCAAGGGCAATCTGAACAGTCTTCTGTACAACATTAACTCCAGCACTGTTTATCAGGAGTTCTTTGAGTTCCTTGACCCTTTGGTTCTCAGTCTTGGGCAACATAGCTAATGGCTTGGCATCAGCATACTTAGCCATAGTCAACTTACCTGAACCCTTTGGGCGACCCTTGGTTTTCTTCAGGTTATCAGGGAGTGCATCTACTACGTTCATCTTTTGTCCTACAAAGGGAAGAAGGGTTGTTGGCGACCCTGAGTGGCTCTAGGCATATGCAGAATCTAACGACTGGGCTCTCTCACTTCAGTTAACTGCCTTACTTACACCAACACGGCTGAAGACTGCTACCTGTTGTTCACAGAGCTGGAGTCCAGCATCTCTCGCAATCTTCATGCGTCTTGGAAGTTAGTACATACTTTACACGAGAATTGTTTTCTTGTATAGTGACATCAAACGGGGGCATCACCCACCCCTCTATGCGGTTGAGCCGACCAAGTAGGATAAACGTAGTGAACCATGTAGTTCTCAAGTAAAGACTCACATCTTGAACGGGGCTTGTAGCGTGGAGAGTAAGGACTGACAACCTACTCTAACTTAGATAAACGAGAGGCTCTCCTTTAAAAGGACATACCCACTCACGGGTGTCTATCCTATTTGTCAACCAACCTCTTCCCTAATCCAAGCCAGCCTTTGTTCGTGTTAAACACTACATTTGGCTTTTTCAGTGGGTAGGAGGGTACACAAATATTTACTCACCACACACCACCCCTCCCCCCCATCAAAGTAAGCACCAACTAACATAAGCCTAAATGAGAATCATTCGCATCTAGTTAGCCGACCGACTGGATGGGTAATGCTAGATCTAAATGAGAATCATTCTCAACAAGCATATGGGCTCTATGCACCTTTTCAGGGACACCTCATAACTTCCAGTAATATACACACAGAATTCAGAATACAATAAATTAGGTTTCACATTGTGGGATTGCACCATTGTGGTGAATAACTGCAATTCACTGCTCTGATTTGGTGCATAGTGTCTACTAACTTCACCATTTTGGTGCGCTCTGTTAGTGACCACTATCATCGCATGGCTTGATTTTGCTGGAAGTGCAAAACTGGCACGATCTGTGCATTAGTAAAATGCCTCAAGGCGAATCATTCAACATTTTTTAAAGGCTTCAATATGACAAACACCATCACCCGAGAGCAGTGGCTCAACCAAGCTGGCGATCATCTCAAAACCCTGTTTGAGAGCGTAGGCGAGTCTGTAC